CTCGGTCATCAATGTGACCGACATCTCTGTCAACCCGTTCTCTCAAGTGGCTGTCTGGCGGAATAACAAGCTCTCGGCAACTATGCTTGCTCCCATCATACGGGACATCGGACAGTATTACAACAATGCGTTCGTTCTCATGGAAATCAACCTTGAGGGACACGCAGTTGCCGAAATGCTCCACAACGAACTAGAGTATGCCGGGGTCATGACAGTCACACCGCACCCCAAGAAGGGACAGTTACTTTCCGGGGGATTCGGACTAAAGTCCAGATTTGGACTCAAGATGACAGAGGCCACCAAGCGGATTGGCTGCTCCGGGCTGAAGACATTGTTCGAGCAAGATAAGTATATCGTCAATGATTATCAGACGTTGCGAGAACTGACGACGTTCGTAGTCCATAACAACACCTACGAGGCGGAAGTCGGGAACAACGACGATATCGTGATGACGTTGGTGCTCTTGGGGTGGCTGACGCTCCAATTGGGCTACGAGAACTACGTGGGAATCTCCATGCGGCGACTTCTCATGGATAAACAAGAGCCCCTGACGTTTGACATCCCATTGCTCGGGCACATGGGAGATTTGGAGCAAACACCCGTAATCGGAATGACGCAAGGGGGCATCGAAATCGTGGACGATGCAGATTTCTGGAAAGATACCGAGGAAGCGGCTTGGCTTCATTAGAGGGAAGGCGGCGGCATCTGGTTTTTCTAAATACAGCAGTAACTACCGCATGGTGGTGGTAGGCGAAATTTCCAAACCTCTATGAAGGGGACTCACACATGGCATTCATGGTATCTCCCGGCGTTAATGTTTCTGAAGTAGACCTTACCGCAGGTGCTCGACAGGTTTCGGTTTCTGATGCGGCATTTGCCGGACCGTTCAGTTGGGGCCCCGCGCTGGACACGTTCCTCATCTCATCCGAGGACGAGTTGGTCAAATACTTCGGTAAACCAACAGAAGACAATTACGAATACTGGTTTAGCGCAGCGGCGTTCCTCGCTTACTCCAATCTCCTTCACGTCGTTCGTGCGGTGAGCGATGGAGCGTTGAATGCGACAACTGAAGCCAAGCCCCTCACGGGAACGCTACAGGCGAACGTGGGCGCGTCTGTTTGGACCAAGAGCGCAGTCGGTGGGTTTGACAACGGCTATGGTGCAACACTCATCATCCATCCGGGACAGAAAGTCACTCTCGATGGTGTGGAATACACCGTTAACGCGATCCCAAACACAGCAGCATTCACGACTGTTGAGACGGTTCCGACAATCGCGAACCTCGCGGGAACGTGGGTGTTGTCGGACGGAAACACGATCATCGTCGGGAACACCGCGACCAGCACAGCGGGACTTGCGAATACGCTCCTCTTCCAGGCGGGCGCGAACACAGAATGGACGTTCGTTGTCAACACCGTAATCAACAGCAGCGCGTTCACCGTGACGGTGGCGCCGAACAGCACAACCGCAAATGCGGGCGTTCAGATTAAGCCCCTCAGTGTGGTCAACGCCGCTATCGCGATCTTTGGCTACCAGATCAACAACGAGACGGACTACACGACTAACGCAGAAGATGGCAGCAAGAGCGAATTCGGCGCATGGGCGGGTAAGTATCCGGGCGAGCTTGGCAACTCTCTCCGAGTGAGCGTCTGCCCGAGCGCGAACGCTTGGTCATCAACACCAGCGGGTTCTATCGCATTGACCGCGGGAAACACCCAGGTTGTGGGAACGAGCACGCCGTCGTTTGACACCGAACTCGTCGTCGGTGACCTCATCAAGGTTGAGGGACAGACCTACAAGATCGCATCCGTTACCAACTCGTCTCATTTCGTGTTGGCGACTGCTGCAACGCGGTCAACCACAACACCAGTAGTGACGGGAAGCTGGACTCGTTGGTGGGAGTTCTCCCCATACTTTGACCTCGCTCCAGGCACGTCACCATACGTGATCGAGCGGGGCGGATCGGGAGATGAACTCCACATCTGCGTTGAAGACGAGGACGGACAAATTACCGGAACGCCGGGAACCATCCTTGAGCGGTACGCCTTCGTGTCCAAGGCATACGATACCAAGACGCCGAACGGAGAGGCCAACTACTACGTGACCGCGGTCAACCGCAAGTCCAAGTATATCTGGTGGCTCGGTGCTCCGACTTCCAACACCACAAATTGGGGTGAGGATTCAACTGCCACGTTCGGCTCGGACGTGCTCCCGTCGTCTCTCAGCTTGACTGGTGGACAGACGGACAATGCGAACATTGACGATGGCGATCTTGAGATCGCTTACGACAAGTTCAAGAGCACTGACGTAACGGACATTTCACTTATCATCGCTGGTCCTGCAAGCTCAACCCTCGCAACCTATCTCATTCAGAGTATTGCTGAACAACGGATGGATTGCGTGGTGCTGTGCTCGCCGTTGAAGACGGACGTAGTGACCAACGATGGGTCGGAGGTGGATGACATCATCACGTTCCGGAACTTGCTGCCATCAAGCAGCTATGGGTTCTTGGACAGCGGATGGAAATACACCTACGACAAATATAACGACAAGTACCGCTGGATTCCTCTCAACGGTGACATCGCGGGACTCTGTGCGCGGACCGACACGACGGATGATCCGTGGTATTCACCTGCCGGATTCAACCGCGGGAACATCAAGAACGTGGTCAAGCTCGCGTGGAATCCTGACCAGCTAGACCGCGACGAACTCTACAAGGCGGGTATCAATCCGGTTGTGAGTTTCCCGCAGTATGGCGTCATCCTCTACGGCGACAAAACTCTGTTGAGTCGTCCGAGTGCGTTTGACCGCCTCAACGTGCGTCGTCTGTTCATTATCCTTGAAAAGACGATTGCCCGCCTCGCGCGGACGCAGTTGTTTGAGTTCAACGATGAGTTCACTCGTTCACAGTTCCGCAACATGGTCGAGCCATTCCTTCGCGATGTCAAGTCGCGTCGGGGTATCTACGACTACTCGGTCATCTGTGACGAGACGAACAATACAGCCGAGGTCATTGAAGAGAACCGCTTCGTGGGAGATATCTACGTGAAGCCGGCACGCTCAATCAACTTTATCCAGTTGAACTTTGTGGCAGTTCGCAACGGTGTAAGCTTCCAAGAGGTTGCTGGAGGCATCTAGGGCGCCGTAAGGATTGGTTGAAAGATAACGCGCATTCAGGAGTAGACACATGCCATTCGCACTAAACGAGTTTCGGAACACTCTCCAGCATGGAGGCGCCCGTCCTTCGCAGTTTGACATGGACTTGGTATGGCCCGCGAACATCTCATCGATGGCGGCGCGGCTGAAACTGCCATTCCTCTGTCAGATTTCGGAGATTCCGGGGGCGACACTTGGAACAGTCACAGTTCCGTATTTCGGACGGGAACTCTACTATGCGGGCGACCGCAAGTTTGAGCCGCTGACGATTACCATCATCAACGACGAGGACTTCCTCATTCGTCACGCTCTGGAAGAGTGGATGAAGGCAATCACCGCACACTCGTTCACGACCTCGCAGTATCAGGGGAACATCGCGTCCGCTCGTGGTGCGTCTACCTCATATGCGACTCGTGCTCAGGTACGACAGCTTTCCCGCAACGAAAACGGCAACGGACCACAGCAACGCTACGTCTTTGAGGGGATCTTCCCCGTCGCTCTCGGGAACATCGAAGTTAACTGGGAAGCGTATGATCAGATTGAGAAGTTTACGTGCCAGTTCCGCTACCAGTGGTGGGAGTGCGACACGTTCCAGCGCGGCACGTGGTAAGATTATTGAACTGAAAGGGGTCGTCGGACGCTACGCGACCGTCGGCCCTTTTCTACAAAAGGTGAACCTTCATGCCAAGAATCTTTGGGTTCGAATTCACTTGGAATCGTAAGTCCTCCAAGCCGGCTTCGACCTCCCCCTATCCGACTGGAAACGTCCTCAGTCCTGTTCCCCCGCAGGACCTAGACGGAGCTATCAACATTCAGTATGGGTCCGGTGGGGGCTATTTTGGCTACTATCTTGATCTCGACGGAACAATCGTCGATGACTTCCAGTTAATCAATCGCTATCGGGAGATGCAGATTGTCCCGGAAGTGGACGAGGCGATTGACCAGATCATCAACGAGATTGTCATTCAGGATGCGGGCCGGATGCCCGTCTCCCTGAACCTCGACTACGTGGATGAGACGCAGCTTGACGATGAGAGCAAAATCCGCATTCAGGCAGAGTTTGACTCCATTCTCAAGCAAATGAAGTTCCACAAGAACGCTTACACGATTGTCCGCCAGTGGTACATTGACGGACGACTTTACTACCATTGCTTGGTAGACGAGACAGATCCTCAGTCCGGCATTCAGGAACTCCGCGTGATCGACCCCCGCACGATCCGCAAGGTGCGGGAGGTGACGAGAAAGCGTCACCTAGACACTCAGATGGACTTGGTGGAGGTGCAGCGAGAGTATTACGTCTACAACCCTATGGGGTTCGTCGCACCCTCTGGTGTGTCGGGTACAGCGGGTAGCACAGCGTCTATGCTCCAGTATAACGGCATCAAGATTACACTGGACGCTGTGGCATTCTGTCCGTCCGGACTGTTTGATGCCAACAAGCGCACCGTTCTCTCCTGGCTTCACAAGGCCATCAAGCCACTGAATCTGCTTCGCATGATGGAAGATTCATGCGTTATCTACCGTGTCGCCCGCGCTCCCGAGCGTCGGGTGTTCTACATCGATGTCGGCAACCTTCCCAAAGCCAAAGCAGAACAGTATCTCTACGACATCATGCAGAAGTATCGCAACAAGCTCGTCTATGACGTAGCGACCGGCGATATCCGTGACGACCGCAAGTTCATGAGCATCATGGAGGACTTCTGGCTCCCCCGCCGAGAAGGTGGAAAGGGCACGGAAATCAGCACGCTCCCCGCTGGACAGAACCTGTCCGAGATGGAGGACGTAGACTACTTCCGTCGTAAGCTCTATCGTGCATTGGGTCTCCCCCCGTCTCGCATTGACCAGGGCACAGGATTCAACCTGGGGCGTGCATCGGAAATCTCGCGGGACGAACTTCGATTTAGTAAGTTCGTTCATCGTCTTCAGATTCAGTTCAACAGCCTGTTTGACCAGCTACTTGAAAAGCAGCTCCGCCTCAAGGGTATCATGACGGAGCAGGAATGGTACAAGGTCAAGGACAGTATCCGCTACGACTGGCAACAGGATAGCTACTTTGAGGAACTGAAATCGCAGGAAATGTGGACCTCCCGTCTCAACATGCTCGCGCAAGTTGACCCCTACCTCAACAAGTATTTCTCCACCAAGTGGGTCGTCCGAAACATCCTCAAGTTCAAGGAAGACGAATGGGCGTCTGTGCAGGAAGAATTTGACGACGCTTCAGGACTTGGCCTGGGTGGAGACGGGGACAAGGGAAGTCCGTTCCCGACAGACAAATTCGGTAAACCCGAGGACGAGTCCAAGCAGAATCCGACGTTTGCCATGGACGACGAGGCAGACGCGATTCTCAAGTCAACTAACGACAACGTAGACGACACCGGGACCAATCCGATGTTCGGAGTGAACGTCAAGGACACGGAAAAGAAAGAAAGCGAAGAAGAAAAGAAGCTCCGCGCACGGGGCATCAACCCGGACGCAAAGGAAGAGGACGAGGAAGACCTAGAGGACCTAGATGATGAGGATAAGGATGTCCCCGTCAAGACAGACCTCGGACTCGCAAAAAAGAAGGTCCCGCTCAAGCCCCTTCTCAACCCCCGCGACAGCGAACCAGTAACGGAGTTTGACAAGGAAAAGAAAGAACCTCCCTTTGGCAAGAAGAAGTCGGGCTTCCCTAAATAAAGGTCAACTATGGCTCTATCAGCAAACACATTCGTCGTAGAAACCTTACGAGACACGCACACGACGCTGCTCGTGAAGGTGGCGCATTATACCACAGGGACCAGTGACCAGGCGTCTAACTTGGCGATCAACGTATCAACGTTACAGTTTCGCACGATGCTCTTAACGGGAACCCTTGCTAATCCAACGAACCCTATCAGTCTCATCCCGGGTGAGGTTATCGTAGCACAGGATGCGTGCGCGGGGTATGTTGTTCAGCACTGGACGCCGAACACTACGCATTTCATCGCTAGAGTTATGCTAGCCAACAGTGCAGCACAGTTCTCTAACAACGACGTGCTTACAGGGGAACGTTCCAATAACGCATTCACCGTCGGAGCAGCCGGAGCGGTCTCTGAACAGGCAATCCTCGGACTAGTCAGCGCATGGTGGAGCGTCACAGGTGCAGCAGCTACAAGCGTAGGTGTGGAGTTTGACAACGCGAATACCTCTCTAACGGATGAAGCGATTCGCGTAGCAGGCACGGGATACTTTGGTAAGAATCAGTTGCCGGAACTCATCCTTCCTGCACTTGCGACACGAACCGTCAACTCCAGCATTGGCGCAACGGGGAACATCGACATCTCCACATACGGCATCGCGGCCAAAGGTGGATACACACTTGTCCTAGAGTTCCGAAAGGTCGCCGGATTCGCTGGGCGTCCAGTCTACTAAGAGGCAGCCATGAAAAACGACATCTACCAGAAGCTCATTGAACATGTCACGCGGCGCCAGTGGGTGGACGCGACAGAGGTGTTCCGTTCTGTGCTCGAACAGAAGATCGCGCTTCGCTTGGAGTCCGAGAAGAAACTCCTACAGGAACCAGGTGAGAATGAGCAAGAACTAGACGAGCGTATCGCGACGGGACTCCCGACGCCCAACGTTAACCTTCAGCGTAAGCCGACGGGAAAGCCGAAACTGGCGGGAGAACGCGCATCCGCAGGACGGTGCTAATCATGGCAAACGCACTCACTCACATCATCAACGCGATTCGTTCAAAGGACTACACGACCGCTACCGAGAATGTCGCTCAGGTGATGCAGCGCAAGATCGAGGAACGTCTCGCTCAGGAACGCGCAAAGGTAGCATCCGGGCTTCTCGGTGAATCTGTTACATCACCCGCGGCCGCGAAGTTCAGCGCGGAAGATTCCAGCGGAGGACGTGCGATCCCCGGAAAATGCGTCAAGTGCGGAAAGCCCGCTCAGTGGTATCATAACCGTCTGGACCAGAAGTTCTGTAGCGACCACGCACCCAACGACACGATGAGCCGCATTCAGCCCGTCAAGGAAGCTTCCCTTCACTCACTTTCAATGAAGTGCTTGGAATGTGGGAAGAAGTTCCGTTCATCCAGCCCAGATCCCAAGTGCCCCAAGTGCGGGGGGTACGATATTGACCTCAGTGAGGGATGGGCAGACCAACGTCCCCGCCGTCACCAGTGCAAGGAATGTGGTTACATTTGGATGGGACCCCTTGACGACCACGAGTGTCCGCAGTGCGGCGCGTCAGAATGGCACACGCACACGGAAGATTGCGGTACGTCCCACAAGAAGTAGGAACCACCGATGGCAAAGCACATTGATATCCTTAAGGCGATTCGCGCACGGGACTGGACGACAGCTTCGGTTCAAGTTGCAAAGATCATGGAGCAGAAAGTGTCGCAGCGTCTTGCTATGGAAAAGAATGACGTAGCGACGACGCTCTTGGTTCCCCGTCTTGCGGAGGGGTTCCGTCGTGGTGAGAAGGTTGTGCTTGCAAAGGCTTCAGGCGCTTATACTTCAACACGTCCCAATGGGCAGCGCACACGAGTTACTGTCGGGTCTATTGGAGAGTATGTGCGTCAGATAAATGCACAATGGTCCGTCGTTTGGTTCCCCGAGTTCTACGACAGCACAGAGGTTCGCACATCTGACCTTGTGTCAACGTCCCTGAATCTCTACGACGAAAAGATCAACGAGGATGCGATTGAGGTGGGTGACCGCATCCGCACTAAGAAGATGGGACAGACTCCGGGGACCGTCGTCAAGGTGGAGAATGGCAATGTTCACTTTGAACTTGATGAACCTGCAGGGAAGTTCGGGAAGCGCGTCTGGGTAGCTCCGTTGTCTAACGTGCAGCGGGAGTCGTTTGATAAGGACTATCCTAATCGCAAGGACCATCGTGCTCCCTACTACAAGTCGGGAGAGAAAGCGCTGCGCTCCAACCGTCCTGGTGGTGACCCCGACTCATGGGAAGCTCAGAATCGGCAGCATAGCACACGCAAGCGTGAGGCTTCCGCAAAGGACAAAGAAGTCAACGAGGACTCTGTTTCTCAGCACGAAGTCCAGCGCATCTACAATGAGGTAGGCGATATCGGTGAAACAGAACTCCTATGTGGTATCTCCAGCCTTCGCGTCAACCCGCAGGGACAAGTCATTTCGTATATCTGTGAGGGGCATTATACCGAATCACAGATGACGAAGGCTTGGAACTACGCTTCGTCTCTCAAGAACTCCGACAAAGAGGGCGTCGAGGCATGCGGCCCGGACTGCGGCTGCCGCAAGTGCGTCGTTACGGAAGCGACAAGCGACCCGTTCCCGAGGAGCTGGAAACGCGGATGGATGCGTCCCTACAAGATCGCTGGGGGCGGCACCGAACGTCCTTTCCTGAAGGACGGACACTGGTACCTGCTCGTCTACAACCAGGAAACTGGCAAACGAGAGGTCTACAGTTTCTATGACGACGTGTTCGTTCCGGAGAAAGAGTTCTACAAGAGCTAAGGACGACCAATGAAACTAATCACAGAGACCATTGTTGCCAAGCCCCTCATTTTGGAAGAGGCAGGCGTCAAGTCCTACTTCATTGAGGGACCTTTCCTTCAGGCGGAACTCAAGAACCGCAACGGGCGCGTGTATCCGTTAGAGCTTTTGGTACGGGAAGTCAATCGCTACAAGAAGGAATTCATCTCCGAGAATCGTGCGCTTGGGGAACTCGGACATCCGGACAGTCCGACAATCAACCTTGATAGAGTCTCACATCTCATCGTGGAACTCAATCAAACTGGTAATGATTTCGTAGGGCGTGCAAAAATCCTCAACACTCCAAATGGGACCATCGTCAAAGCTCTTATCGACGATGGCGTGCAGCTTGGTGTGTCTAGCCGAGGAGTTGGCAGCCTAAATACCACGTCTCAGGGGGATGTGGTCGGCGACGACTTTTATTTGGCAACGGCCGCGGACATCGTTGCTGATCCAAGTGCACCGAATGCGTTTGTGCGCGGGATCATGGAAGGTAAGGAGTGGGTGTGGCAGAATGGGAAGTTGACGGAAGCCCAGATCCAGCAGTATCGTAAGGAACTCCAGTCCGCACCCAAGAAGAAAGTGGTTGAGCGCAAGATCAATGAGGCAGCGGTCTTTGAGCGGTTTATCCGTGCGATCAACGTCACTGTCAAGTAGGTGTGGGCTAACGCATTGTAGAATAGTGCGGTTTCTATAAATAGTGCCAGTCAGACGACTGCACTCTTTTCAACGAGGTTTTTTCAATGGCTGACCTGGTAAATGACACGGCAAAACGGCAACTATCCCCAAAGAACAGTGAGCCTTCGCACCTCAAGGGCGGGAGCTACGATGTCCTAGGCGGCCCAACGTGGGACAACAAAGGCAGCGACAGCGACTACAAGATTGATGCCTCAAAGGGTGTGGGGACTGACACTTCTATTCCCAAGGCGACCGGACCCGAAAAATCCCACCTCCCGACAGCAACCGAGGACGTGGATGTCAAGTTCGATGGCGATGACGAGGAAGTAGACGATCTGGACAAGGAACTTGACGCCTTTGAGGAAGTCGAGCCTGTAGACGTTGACATCGAGGTCAGCGACGAGGACGACGAGAAGAAGACGGTCAAGGAAGGTGCGCTTGATCCAGACGACAAGATTCCAGCACTTCAGTCCGGTGAGGGCGGAGCAGTCCTAGAGGACGAGAATCCGTTCGCGAAGAAAGACGAGGACGAGGAAGAGCTAAAGGAAGAGGACTCGCTTGGTGATCCAGAGCTTTCCGATTCCAAGATCAAGAGTGCTGCGTCGGCAGCAGGCATCCCGATCAAGGAAGAGGACGAGGATGACGAGAAGAAGGACCTAGAGGAAGAGGACGACGAGTTCCCGTTCAAGAAGGACGAAGACGAGAAAGTCGAGGAGTCCGTCAAGGTCCGTATCAAGCTTCCAAGCACCAAGCTCTTTGAATCCGCAGGTATTGCTCCCAAGACCCAGAAGAAGGTTGCTGTGGTGTTTGAGCAGACGATCCGCGAGACCACCAAGCAGGTTGCTGCCCAGGTGCACGCTCACTACAAGAAGCTCCACGAGCAGCGT